ACAATATACACAACTTATTAAGTGTATCTTTGTCCAATATTCCAACTTGCATACACTTAATAAGTGTATTATAATAAAGACAGTCAAGGGGAACACAACTTGACAATACATAATAGGAGGAATAAAAAATGGCAGTGTTCAAAAGTTATCTAAGAAGGCTTATCCGGGATTTGAAAGACCTGAAGGAAGCCTTGAAGGAAAAGGACTACGAAAAAGCTGAAAAGCTTGTGGATGTCCTGATTGAAGACACACAGAATGACATTGAGGACTAAAAGGAAGACCGGGGATTTCTCCCCGGTCTTTTCTTATTTCGTGCGGTTTCCCCTGTGCTTTGGAACTACATCCTTATAGAAAGCATTCACAGCAGCTTGTGCATCCTGAAACGTGGGGAACAGGATCCGGACATCTTCATTCAATACAATCTGCCAGCCCTTGTTTTCTACATGCTGAAGCAGAAAGCCCATGAAGGTGGTTTCTTTAATTTCAATAATCATATACTTTATTCCTTGCCCATTTCCATGGAAATTGACTGCCTATACTGTTCAGCGTCTGCAACATCAATCCATTCAACAGTCTTGTCAAAGTTCTTCCGGACTTCTTTTTTGATATCCTCCAGCGAAACCTTGAAGAATTCCCTTCTGGAATTGATTTTGTTCACCTTGTTCTGTTCAAAGGCGTGGTGCAGTGCAGCTTCCAACTTTGGTGCATCTTCGGAGAAAATCAGGGCATGAATGTCAAAATTGAATGGGACGGAAGCATCTCCCAGTTCATCAATTCTTTCCTGCGGATTCAGTCTTCTAGTCATGCCGATTTTGTACACATTTTCACCAAAGGATCCGACATTGCTTATGATGTAAACATAGCCAGCCTTTTGGTTTGCGGAACGGTAGTCAACATCTTCAATTGCCTTTGCAATTTCGCCAAGCTGGCCTTCCAGTTCTTCTTTCTTGGCAAGCAGGTCTGCATTTTGTTCATCCTTTTTAATCTGCTCCAAGATGCGTGACAGTGCGTTTTGATATTGGGCTTGTTCCTTGGCTAATTTCTTGCGTTCTTCTTCAATTTCCTTCTGAACCTTGGCAGCTTCACGCTGTTGTTCCTTCAGTTCCTTCAGCCTTTCTTTTTCCTCTTGCTTCTTTTGCTGGAAGTCCAGCGCAAGCTTTACTTCTTCAATTTTCAGGGATATGTATTGCCGGGAAATAGCTATGGACATGATTTTTCCTAACTTTGAAATCTGTTCACTTATTTTGTATATACGGTCAATAGATTTGTCAAAGTTGGATACCTTAACATTGGCAACGATGTCATCACATTCCACATTGAATGCCCTGAGCAACAGCTTTTTCATATCCTTGACCATTGCACGGCCTTTGGCTTCGTTGCCGTTTACAGACCAGCTTGTGCTTCCGGTACATGCAGTATCATTTGTGATGCATTGCTTCTGTTCATACCTGATCCGTGCCAGTTCTGCCTTGTAAAGATCAGAATTGGCGAAAACATAACTGGGGGTATAAAGGCCGAATTCCTGAATGGAAATTTCATCAACCAGACCAACAATCTGGCCTTTCTTTTCACTGATATCCTGTTCAAGCCTTTCAATTTCTTTGCCAAGGTCATGAATTGTTTTTGTCTTAGCTGCAATGTCACTTTTGAGGGATCTACAATTATATTTCAGTTCCGTGATCTTATCTGTAAGATGCTGAATTTCTCTGTGTTCTGGTGTCAAAAGACTTTGAAGCTTTTCCACTTCAGCTTTCAATGCTTCATTTTCTGACTGTATTACTTTTTTGCTTGTGCCGAATAAACCCATGGAAGCACCACCCTTCAAAATGATGGTTCCATTATAATGAATGGGGTGGTAAATTCAACCACATTCCAGAAAAATCAGCGCATTGTACAACAGCGGAATAAGTTGATTGTCTATTTTTACTTGTTCAATCTTTCAAGAAACTTTGCTATAATGCTGATATCATGCGGTTTATGGCTATGTTTGTATCCTGCTCGTTCGATTAAAGTAGAGCGAGCAGGATACTAACATAGGGCTAAAATAAATTAGCCCTATTTTAGAAACACCTCTAGGACAGCTTTTCCACCCTTTCTTTGACCGTAGTCAATGGCATCGTATGTGATTCGGTCAACATACTGTTTTAGAAAATCGTTCTTCTTCTTTGCAGAGATATTCGGATCCTTCACGCAGTCAATCATTGCATGAAGATTGACTATCTGTTCGGAATAATCAACAGGTTCAGGAATTGCTTTTTGTGCTTCCTGAATCTGTTTTTTTAATTCATCAATAATCTGATTATAATGCTGTTTTCTTTCTATGAATTCATCCCTTGTGTAGGTTTCGTCTTCATAGTCTGCAAACAGCTTTTTTCTTTTGCGCTCCATTTTGGCAAGTTCAGCTTCCATGGAATCAAGCATGGCCTGATGCTTTTCACGTTCAACATGGTTGTCATCAGATTCCATCTTCATTTCAAAGTCTGCAATGAAAACCTTCAAAGCGTCCGTAAAGGCATCAAGCACTTCATCAAGGGGAAGGGACTTCTTCTGACAAATCGTGTCCCTTGCGTGGCTCAGTCGTGTTCTGCGTCCATCTTTGAAGCGTGTTGCAATCATTTTGCGTCCGCAGTCACAGCATTCCATCATTCCTGCAAGGGGGTTGACAATTTCCGTGCTGACCTTTGCAGAAGGATTCTTCATGGTCTGGGTGATATACTGGGCTTTTGAATACTGTTCTTTGCTGATGATTCCGGTGTGCTTGCCTTCGTAGATGTCAGGAATACCGTCTTCTTTTATTTTCTTGACAAGTTTCCCAAGTTCCTGATTGAATTCTTTGACCGTCTTCCGCTTACCCCACCATACCTTTCCAATATAGGTTGGATTGGCTAACATGTCACGGATGGTGCCACGATTCCATTCTGGTCTTCCTTTGGTGGTAGGGATCCCCATCAGGGTCAGCTTTCTGGCAATCCATCCGGTGGAACGCTTTTCTTCTGTGTGCCAGTCGAAAATCATGTGGACAATCTTGGCTTCATCTTCCCGGATGACCAAGGTTCTTTCCTTCTTGGATCTTCTTACTATGTCATAACCATAAACACGCTGTGGGAGAAGGTAGTTGCCTTCCATGACGGACTGCCTTTTTCCTGCTTCCAATCTGCGTTTGATGGTCTTGTATTCTCTGCGTGACATGAACAGGCCAAATTCAAAATATTCTTGGTCAAATTCATTGTTTGGGTCATAGACTTTTGCCGGGGTGATGATGTTGGTGGAAGATGACTGGAACGCATCTGCAACTTCACCCTGATCCTTGGTGTTTCCTCTGGCTAAACGTTCAACCTCGACAACCAACACACCTTTGTACTTGTTGGAATATACATCAGACAGAAGCCGTTGCATTTCCGGTCTTTCATCAATGCTGTCACCGGAAACCAATTCCTTGTATACGGTGATTTGGTCAGGGTGGATGTCATGCTTTGCAGCAAGGTTCATCAGCATGTTGTGATGCCGTGCCAATGTTTCACCTTCACCCATGGCTTCCAGTTCCAGATCCGTTCTTGACTTTCTTAAATACAGTGCATATTGGTCTTGTTCATACTGTCCAACTACTTTTTCTATAATACTATCCACATAAATCACTCCTTTATTTATAAGAGAATACTAGATTTCTACCATTTTCTTTTCAATGAACATATCAATCATTTTTGATTTTCGGTTATTCTCTGCCCATAAATAATCGTTATTTCTCTTGAGCCTGTCCAATTCACTGCGCATATCGGATACTTTTGCCTGTGCTTCGTCACGAATTGCTTGCAGTTCTGCCTTGTATGATTCATGAATATTATCCAGTGCTTTTCTGTAGTCTTCGTTGTCTGCAAGCACCATTTCCAGTTCACGAAGTGCATCGTTCAGTTTCTCTGTGTTTTCAGGCACCATTTCTTCAAATGCGAGATAGCAAGGGTACTGATTGGAAGAACCAATAATTGCATCTTCAATCCGTCTTGCAGTTTCACGCATGATGTCCTGATCACTGTTCAATGCCATCAGCCGTTCAATGGTCTTCAGGGAAACGCCAGATTTTTCAGAAATATAAGCATTTGTCAGACCATTGGCTTCCTTCATATCACGCATAAATTCACACCACCGGGGAAGCGTCATTGCGGAAGAACGTGGGCCATCACAGCGTTTTTTATCACGATGTGTACAAGTCAAACATCTATTATACGGTTTTTCGGCAAAACCAGTCTTTGCATTCATTATAGTAGCCTCCATTTTAATCTTTGAAATAGGGTAATACCCCAAAGTGTAGCAAAATAGCACCCCAATACTTTACGGTGATTTCCTTTTATTTTGGGCTGTATTTTTTTGGAATAAAATGATAGGCTGTAATTGGATCCAGCAAGATCCATCAGCCCGGAACGGTGTGGGGTTGAATAGCTGGCACTGGACAGCCCCACACCACATCAAAATAATCATTACATAATTAAGTCCGTTTTATTGGACAGCAGGAATAATATAATACGAACATAAGTTCTAGAACAGAATTTTCCGAATTTATATAATAGCTTGCAAAAATGTAAATTGTTATAGTACAATAGTATTGCAGAACATAAGTTCCGACCACCCCGGGGAAAGGATGGCAGCTACATGGGTAAAGAAGAATACATAAAGATAATCATTGATTTATTGAAAGATTGCAATGACATTGACCTGCTTGACGTTATTTTCAGAATTCTTTGCAAAGGCTGATTAGTCAGTCAAGCTTATGAAACTTTTAAGCTTATCAGAATCAAAATCATATAATCTTTTTACTGCATTCAGAAAGTCTTCGTCTGTTCGCAGTTTTACAACGATGTCAGCAATGGCATCGTTATTTTTTTGGCTTTTTGTCTTTTTTATTGGTACATCATATCCAAGCAGCCAAGCTTCAGCCACATCCAATGCTTTACATATAATATATAGCCTGTCTGCCTTTGGTTCAGATCTCCCAGAAAGATAATAGGAAACAGCACCTTTTGGGATCCCTGTTTTTTGACAAAGGTCAGCAGCTTTCATATTTCGCATATCTAATGCCATTTGAAGCCTGTCTTTCAGCGGTACACGGTTTTCCATTTTTTTCACCTGCCTTCCATGATTATACTATAGCACTACTTTACCGAACTTTCAAGAAAAAAGTTCGAAAAAATAAAACAAAGTTATTGACATATTAAAATTATCGTGATATAGTATCCATGGGTTCGATAATATCGAACTTAGAACAAGGAAGGTGGTGACAAAATGGCGTTTGACTTTCGCTTGCTGACTGCCTTGATTATCGCAGTTTATGGCAGTCGGGCAGAGTTTGCAAAGGCTTTAGGTGTGTCAAAAGGCACTTTATCCATGAAACTTAATAATAAAGTTAAGTTTACAACCCAAGAAATCTTGAAGTGTTGCGATTTGCTACACATCGACAAGAACGATATCGGACTATATTTTTTTACCGTAAAAGTTCGATAAATCGAACTTAGAAAAGGAGGGACACAATGAAGCATTTTGAAATTATCTATTATGTTGGAACCCATGCATTTGAATTCAAGTGCAGCACAGCAAGGGAAGCTTTTGATGCACTGATGGACATTGGTGACAATGATCCGACAACGCACATTGCAGAACGTGCGGATAGGTTCATGGCAGACATCGTTGAAATGAAGAATGGTCACAAGCTTTCTGTCAGCACAGCCAAGTTTATGATTCGGATTGCTGACGGTGAAGTCTGAAAGGAGCGGTTCAGATGGCAAGAAGACCGACACCGGAAGAACTGGTGGATGCCGAGATTGAACGGCTGAAGAAGACGGATGCAGTGAAGCTTGCCCAGAAGGAACAGCGGTTGATTCACCGGAAGCGAAAATATCTGGCTGACCTTCGCTGGCTTGAAAAGCGTGGCAAGAAGCTGATGGAAGAAGGATGGACTTATGACACCATTGACTTGCTGTTCAAGGACATCCCGGACGATGAATGAAAGGACTGATCCTGAATGTCTGAAGTCTTCACCTACGAAAGCGAAAAGGCAGTTGTCAGGATCCACACTGGCAAGCTGTCACCGGAAGAATTCAGGGCAACCATTGAAACAGCTGCCCGGAAATTCTATTCCGATATCAAAAAATCTGAAACAAAAAAGGAGAATCGCAAATGAGCATTGTAAACAGTGACCTGCTGGACGAAGGTCTACAAAACGTAATGGGCAAGGAACGTTGCCAGAACGAATGGAAGCCTGTCAAGAAACCCACAGTGGCACAGGAAAGCACCAACACCACCCAGACAGAAAAGGTGGCACAGAAGCCCATCAGCAAGGCCGTGGATGCCCAGTGGGAGCCTGTCAGACCGGAACCCAACTGGATGGATAACCTGAAGGCCTGTGCCAAATCCGTTCTTCTGTTCGGTGGTCTTAGCTTCCTGATTTTCTACTGGCAACAGGCAGGTCTGATGGCTGAATCCATTTCCGTTCCTTGCATGTGCATCTGCACTGCGCTGGCTGGATGGGGAGCAGGTCGGAACATAAGGGGGAACCGCTGATGCCGTGGACGGATGACCCTGTGGCTGATTTTGAACGCCATGACCGGGAACAGGCCAGAAGGATGGCAAAGCTTCCCACCTGTGAAATCTGCGGTGATGCAATCCAGCAGGAACGAGCCTTTGAAAAGAACGGCTTCTGGATCTGTGATGAATGCATTGAAAACAATAGAAGGGAAGTGATAAATGCGTGATAAAGGATTTAAGTTTATTCAGCGGAATTGGTGCCCCTGAAAAAGCGCTGGACAATCTGGGAATTGAATGGGAATTGGCTGCATTTTGCGAAATTGACAAGTTTGCTGCAATGTCATATCAAGCAATTCACGGTGTTCCAGAATCTTTGAATCTGGGTGACATCACCAAGGTTGATGCAGAAATGCTTCCCAAAGACCTTGACCTTCTTACATATGGTTTTCCTTGTCAGGACATCAGCAATGCTGGAAAAATGAAGGGCTTCTTCAATGAAGACGGTACCAAGACAAGATCTGGCCTGTTCTTTGAAGCCCATAGAATCATTGAAGCAACCAAGCCAAAGGTGGCTATTGCTGAAAACGTGAAGATGCTGACCACCAAGAAGTTTGCCGAAGAATTCAAAATTGTCTTGGATTCCCTAGAACAGGCTGGATACAACAATTATTTCAAGGTGTTGAATGCCAAAGACTATGGCATTCCACAGAACCGGGAAAGGGTCTTCATTGTCAGCATCAGAAAGGACATTGACACCGGGTCCTTTGCATTCCCTGAAAGCATACCTTTGAATCTTCAGTTGAAGGATGTTCTTGAAAGAGAAGTGGACGAAAAATACTTCATCAAAGCAGAACTGACCCGGAAACTGGTGATTGACAAGGAACCGGCAGAACCACAGGTTTTGCGATTAGTACGCAACGAACACGGCAAACAAGTCCGAAAGAAGTATGAAAGCGGTGAATTGGTGGAACCGTGGGGCTTGATTAAACAGTATGAACCAAGAACGGATGGCGTTTCCAATACGGTCAGTACAGTCCTGAAAGACAACATCCTGCTTGTAAAGGAAGCCACAAAAACCGGATACGCAGAAGCAACGGTTGGTGATT